TTATCTTCTGTTTTTGTAAGTGTACCACCACCAACTGTAAAATTATTACCTTCACCAGATTGGTCTGTTACTGAATTTCCATCTTTTAAAATAAAAAAACCATTGTTTCCATAAGTTACAGATGGCGCAGTATTTATTTTCCACTCTCCAGTTGTTGAATCTGTAGAACCAAATGCTGAAGCATCATAAGAATAGCCATCACAAAAATGAATATGGCTCATCACTCCATCAAAATTATTATTAGTATTACCACCATATCTACCAATATATTGAGTGTAACTTGATGTGCCTTGTTGCAAATTAAAATCTTGTGCTGGAGCATTATAGTCTGAAAATGTTGCTAACTCACCATTAATATAAACTCTTACTCTGTCCGAAGCTGACGATTGTGTAGTATCAAATCTCCAAACAAGATGATACCAAGCATTTTTATCTCTTAATTTAGCAGTTGTAGTAAAAAGATTATTAGTATATGAACCACCACCTTCCATATGACATCTTAAAGTATCATCATCATTGTGATATAAACTTATTCTAATACTTCCACTAACATAAAAATCACAAAATTGATAATCATTTAAATCACTACCTAATTTTGATAATTTTACCCACATAGATAAAGTAAATATATTTCTATTGGTTGCTGTTCCCATTGTTCTTTGTAAATATGTGCTAGCCATTAGTTAACCCCCGCTATTTCTTCAATTATATTTTTAATTTTTTTCATTATATTTTTTATTCCTTTTTTAATTTTATTCATTAATTGAACTGTCCGCCTCCTGTAGCACCAAATGTTGAAGCAAAGCTAAATGATCTATCAGCCGTTTGGTTTTCAGCATCGGTTGCTCTAACTGTAAAATTATGTGTTGTTGCACTTGTATTTGAACTATCAAAGTCTGTAG